TTTGTCCAGCAACCGCCACTTGCCATACCCCGAAATGGCGTCCATTGTCTCGCGGAGTGTAATGTCTGGGTCCAAGGTTTGCATAAACTCGTGGACCGCCGCAACCGCATCGTCGCGCGACATATCGCGCGCCGTGTAAACCTGGAAAAGTTCCTGAATATCGGTCGTCAGGCCGCGCGGTTCGACACCGGCCTCTTGGGCGCGATTGTATTTCGCCGCGATGTTTTCCTGCACGTCGGCCAATCGCTCGGCATGTATCCGCTTCCATATTTCGGCAAAGTGCGGGCGCGCCTGAGCAGCCAAGTCCCCCAAAGATTCTGCCATCTGCGACGCCCACGCCTCGAACTTGCGCATACCCCCCTCAAAATAGAATCCCCCGACCTTCACCAAGTCGGCCATTGCCGCAACGTCCACGCCAACATTCAGCCTGCCCGCCTTGCTCCGCAGACTTGCCAAGGCCGCATCATGCCGCTCCCTTGTGAACACTCGGTTGGTTGCACCAAACGCTCGCACGGCCGGACGGATGGTGGTGGTCTTCGGCCCGGCTAACGAGACTTTTCTGATGCGCCCTTTTGCCCTCACTGTTTTGGCGGCTTCTTCGCGTGCCGCGACCACCTTTTCTCTTGCGGCCAACTCCGCTTCGAGTGCGACCAATCGTTCCTGTTCGGTTTTGATCTTCGCCAGTTCGGCGTCGGTCAACGCCGTTCCGCCCTTGGCCGCTTGGCGTCGTCGCACCATGCCTGCCAGCGAATAATCTTGGGCTAGTTCGATTTGACGGGCAACGCCAGCGCGCCCCCACGCGGTTCCCGCAACCTGCGTCGCCACATCGAGCGCGTCCAGTCTGTCATTGTAGGTATCTACGGTCGCCTGCGCTTCGGTCTTGGCCGCAGCGTCCCCCGTTTCAGAAGCAGCAAACAGGTTCTCCGTGGCTTCCTGATAGGCGTTTTTCAGTGTGCGCCGATGATTTTGCAGCACAGCGACCTCTACCGGATTCAAGGCCAAAGGTTGCTCGCGTAGTTTCTGCACCAACCGCTGCGGGAGTTCCGGGTCAGCCTCAACGCGCTGCTTGGCCTCATCGACCCACTGTTGCCGCGTCTGCGGGGTCGGTTCCGGCAATGGCTGGGCCTCGCGTTCTTCGCGTTCGGCCTCCATAACGGCTTGCTTGATGGACGTGGTTTCTGGTGGTTTGGGTTCCGCGCCTTCCGGCAATAGCCCTGGCTCGGCAGGGGCTTCTGCGGGCGCGCCCGGCTCGGGCGTTACGACCTCCGCCCCGCGTGCCTCCGTCGGGCGCACCCCTTCCACGGGCTGCGGAGGTGTTTCGGCCCGCGAGATTTCAGCAGGTGGCGCTCCTGGCTCAACCCCCCTCGCCTTCACACCAAGGGTTGTCTGCCCCGCCCTGAATAACCCGCCCGTCAACACGGACGCGACGGCGGCTACGCCGCCAGCCTCCAACATTCGCTCCCACAAACCGGGGTCCAGCGGTTCACCCGTGATGCCGCTAGAAGCGAGTTCCTGGTTGGCCTGCTGAATGACTTCTTGCCCGCCCTCGATGGCGCCTAGCCGGATTGCTTGTATTCCGACAGACGCGCCCTTGGCCCATGCCGATTTTGCCGCCTCGGACGCGGCCAAGTTCTTCACGGCGGCTGCGGTCGCTTTCTTGGCGAACGCCCGCTGTGCCGCTTTGCCGCCGACAAACTCAAGTATTTTGGACACCTGCCACATCTCAATAGCACCGTTGATAAACCCAACAATCTGCGAAATATCTGCTTTTTCAGCCGGACTCGCATCTTCGGGCATGTCTTGGCGCGCGCCTTCACCTTCCACAAGGTAAGTCATTATGAACGGCGCGGCTGCCCCCTTGGTCGCTATAGCAAGCGCGACCGTTCCGACCATGTAGGGAATCATCCCACCAACCCGTTCGGCCAAGAGTTGTGGGTTGGTGAAAACGGCCTTCACGGACTCGGCCGGCGTTTCCGACAGGTAAGGTTTGGTCTGCTCAATGCTCAAATCCACAGCCCCACCAGCGAGCAGATACTTCACATAGCCCTCGGTGATAACATTCGCCTTGACCCGAACCTTTTTGGCGGCCATCGCCTGCACTTTGTCTAAAACGTCGGCCTCGCGGGTTTTCCCCACAAGCCGCAACAGCCCGGAGGCCACGTCTGTCTGCGCCCCCGGCGTCGGCACCAGTCTTGAAACGGAACCTGCCAGCAACGGAAGCGCCTTCTCGCGCATCCAACCCGCAATCTCCGGCGACAGGATTCCGGCTTGCTCCAAAAGGTTGGGGCCAATGGAACCCACCCTTACGAGGCGAGCCTTGGGACTTTCCATGAGCATGGCCGGGATGTCGGCAACCGTGTGGGCTAACCCCCGCTCAACCAACTGTCCGGTTTCCAATGTGCCGCCCGCAATCCGTCTCGCAGCATGGTAGGGGGCCTGCACAAGTTGGGTGAGAAAACTTGGAAGTTCATCCTCAGCAGAAGGTGGGGCATTCAAGTCGTTCGCCATGTCCAGCGAAACCCCTTGGTCAACGGCAAACTGCTGCGCCTCCCTAGCCCGCTTTCCCGCGTCGTCGGGGGCCTCGCGGGGCGCAGGCGGCTCTTGCTCGTCGCGCAACTGCTGGAGCGCGCCCATCGCAGGAGACACGGACACCGGCTCGTCGCCCTGTTCCGTTCTCAGCCGCTCAAGTTCTTCAAGTGCGGTTGGCATTAGCCTACCTGGATTGTTCCCATCGCAGTTTCAGTTCTGCCTGCTGTTCGGCCGCCAGGTCTTCCCACCCCTCAAGACTTTCCGGCCCCACTTGCGGGGCAACCGCGCCAGCGGCAGGCTCCGGCGGCTTCGGTAAAATCTTGCCTTCCTGTTCCAAGAGATTCTCGAACTTCTGAACCTGCTCCGGTGTGAGTGGCCCGGACGGGGCGGCTTGCACCGCCAACTCCCGGTCGCCTTCGGTGATGTCCTCTCCGGGCGTTATCACATGGCCATCCGTCCACAACCAAGAGGTCTCAAGTTTCCTGGTCCTGTCCAAAAGAGCCGCCTTTTCTTCGTCAGACCGATAATGCCAGAAATATACCGGCCACTTTTTCTTGAAGATTTCCACAGCGCGTGGCGAAACGGTAGCCCAATCCGGCCCCAATCTCGACAGGACATAATCAATGGCCTCCCCGGACTTCCGATAACGGTCGCTTTCCAGCACCCCAAGCGTTTGCTCAATCCACCTGCGCTCGAATGTGTCCTTCGGCGGCATATCCGGTAGCGTTGCCTCTAGCCTCGCGCTGGTTTCAATAATCTTGTCAAGTGGTATTTTCTTCGCTCGCATCTCTGATATAAGCGCACGGTGCAATACCACGGGGTCTTTGCCGTGCCGTTCGCCCTGCTCGACAGCATAGTTGACATTGTATGCTTCTGCTTCTCCCACAAGGTCTTCTAGCATCTGCCTAAGATATTTCGCGTCGGTCCACGATAGTTGACCCGTACTCGTGGCGTCGATTAGGCGTTGTCTGACACCCGCTACGTCCTCCGGCGTGGAATTGATGTGCAACCCGCGAGCGGCCCCAAACAGGTCCGACCACACCGCTGGGTTACTCTCTGTGTCTTTGCCTTCCATCCAATCATTGATGCGCTCCGTGAAAATCCATGTCGCTTCCGGCGAGAGTCCCGCGCCGAGGATTTGTGTTTTCAACTCTTTGCCAAGCGGTATCCGCTCTTCCTGGGGAAGTTCCCTGTTCTTATCCAGCGTGTCGATGATGCCAATGACCGCGGCGTTGGAACTGGCTTTGCGTTTTTGTTCCACAGCCGACAACCATCGCTTCCGGTCGGCTAACTGCTCCTCGGTCATGTCCTCTACGGGCAAACCCTCAAGTTTGTCCCTAGCATCCTGCCACTCCGCCGGGTCGTCGCTCGCCAGTTGGTTGTCAACTTGCGCCAAAACCGAGTTCGTCTCGAAGTGCTGGAGGCCGATAACCGCCTCTGCTGGCAGCATGGCTCCCGATTCCACCAAGCCCGCTATCGTTTCGCCGTATCCTTCCCTGTCGCCCTTTTCCAGAAACGCCTGCAAGGCAGTCTTGCCCGCAATCTCGGCGTCCTTGGCCCGGCGCGTCGTGGTGATTTGTATCGTCGCCCCCCGAATGTTGGAAATCTGCGAGAGGCTATACACTTGCTCCCGTTCGGTGCTGGCGGCCTCTGTCATGTCCGCTTCGGCTTTTGTCTGCAGCGCAGCGATGGCCTCTGGGTCTGTCGTGGTTTGCAGCGCGCTCAGATAAGCATCTCTGAGGCCATCCACCTTCAACCTCGTCTGGGCGTAGCCCACTACATCCTCGGCCTCCTTGATTTTGCTGGCAAAGGCTGCCAGTCGCCCGCCCGCCCGCGCCAACTGTTCCCCCGCCTCGACGCCCCCCGTGCGCACGTCCAACTGGCCGCGCACGCTCGGACCCACCGCCGGGGGTTCCTTCTCCGCGTAACGTATGGGGAATTTAGCCATCAGGGGAGGTATCCTTTTTTATACATCAAGCCCATTTCACCGAACCCCGTCAAAAGCGACGTGCCCGCGCCCATGAATCCGCCCCGCGACGCCGTTTTCGCCCGCTGGCCGTAAATGCTGCCCTGCAAACGGTCCAACGCAGCCTGGCTCCGGGCACGGCCCGCGCGAATCTGCCCTTCATAGCCAATCATCAGACCCTCAAGTTCCGCTTCGGCGGCTTGCTTGGCCTGGATCATCAACGGCGTGCCTTCGGTTGTCACGACGCCAGCCGCGCCTAGCCCTGCGCGGAGCCGACCTTGCTGGCGGAGTGCCGCTTCGGCCTGCCGTTTCTGCTGAAACTGGGTCTGCGCTTCCGCCGCCTTCGCTTCCTGCTCGGCCACCTTCGCGTTGTATTCGGCCATTGCCTGGCGGCTTTTGGCTTCGGCGGCGGCGGCTTGACCTGCCTGCAAGGTTCCGATCGCCTGCATCCCGACGCCTGCACCGATTATCCACGGCAGCATGGGAGCCATTAGGATGTCCCTCCAGCGAATTTGGCGTAACAGTATGCCGACTTGTCACCAAAGAAGTTTTCCATGACGCCCTCTATGTGAAAACCGAGATGTTCGGCCGTCCGAATCGCTTCCCCAAAGTCGCACTCGACAGCCGCCATCAACCGCGTCAGGTTGTGGGTTTTCATCAACTTCTCCATCCAGTCCCGAATGACCCGATAGGTGTCCTTCATGTGGTGGCGGGCATACTCGGTCAGGTCAAACCAGGCCCACGCCGTTGTCGCGTTCAGCAACTTGATACCCCCGACGCCCAAAAGGTCGCCATCGTGTTCGAGTGCGTAAACAAAGTCGATGCTCGACGGACACTCCTTTGGCCCGTGGCTGATGCTGTGTTCCGCCACGAAGCGCAGGTCCGCCTCAGTTGCGTTGCGCAGGTTCATTTTAGAATAGGAACCCAAACAGGTACACGGTCCCAGTCACGGCATTACCAGCAACCGTCACCTTGAACTTGATAACCGTCCCGGCCGCATACGCTTTTTGCATCGTAGGAGTCGCCGATGGCACGGGCGCGATGAGAATAACATCGTTGGCGTTGTCCAGATTGTCACCGGCGGTCGTCCCCACGAAGTCCGTCTCGGCCGTGTCTTGCCCGATGGTGAAATCCAGGCTGCCGCCGACATCGGCACTGGCCTTCAGCCACGCATGGGACAAGATGCACGTCTTGCCCGCCGGGACGGTGTAAATGGTTGTCTCGCCTGTCGTGGCCAGGTTGGTCCCAACCGTAGTCGTACTCAACAGCGCTACCGTTTTCTCTTTCGCGTCGGCCATCACGTGCTCCTTATGCCACCCAGGTTAGTGCTTCGTTGTCATACGCCAGTGCAGCGTTTTCGTAAAAGAGGTAATCGGCGACGCTCGGCAGACCTAGAGTAGTCACGGCGGCCGCCGCAGTCGTGTCGTCGAGAAGCGTCTGGATAAATGTGCTGATGCCAAGCGAGGCGAGGACCGTGCCCCCGGTTTCCCGCACCCACGTCGTGCCGTTCCCGACGATGAAGTAACTGTTGGTCGGCGTAATGGCAGCGATGGCAGTCAACAAGGCGCTGTATGCTTGAACATCCGTGCCGATTTCCAGGTTCACCAGCGCCTTGAACAACGCCTCGCTCGCTATGGCTAGGATTGATTCGCCGAGCGTGCTGGCGGATAACGCAGTCGCGTCGGCCAGAGCCGTTGCGGTTAGGTTTCCGCTCGCGTCGAAACTCAGATACTTGCTCGCACGGTCAATCGCGGTCGGCAACTCCATCGTGAGCGCAGCGTCCGTGTCTGGCATACGGATAATCCGGCTGATGGCGAGGTCCAGAATCAACTTCGTCAACTTGTCCATCGCCGCCTCGATGGTTTCCGCGCTGAACGCGCCCCCCTGCGCCAGGTCGGTCGTCTGCGTTTGCGGCGTGGCCCGGATGATATGGATTTCGCTCGTCGTGGCAACCGCCGTGACCATCTCAACCCAACCGCCCTCGCCGCTGGCTAGGACAACGGTGTAGTTGGTCGTCTCGACCAAGGTCGCTTCAACACCCGTGGCCGCCACGCGCGTCTTCACTACAACGTCGCTCGTGGCCGTGACGGGGAACAGGAACGGGACCGATTGGCCGACCGTGTTCGTTCCGTCCGCCGAGGTTCGGTTTGTGGTGTTGGAAATCGTCATGGCCTACCTCCCTACGACGTCCAGCCGGGCGATGATGGCCCGGACAGTGCAAGGTAATGGGTCTTCCCCGGAAATCACTATCGGGTCTTCCGGGTCGAACCCCCCGTCGAACGGCACTACTATGTCGCCGGTGTAAAGTGCCGGCGGCGTGTCGTGCGCCTCCGTCGTTCGCCACTCGATGGGAAACAGTTCGTCCGCCGAGGTTCCGTACTTCGCATTGAGCGTGTCCAGGAACGAAATCACGAGTTCGGCAATCTTCTTGAAACTGCCTTTGCTCGCGCCGCGCGGGGCGTTCGCGTATAACTGGTCGAGGCGCATCGGTTTCAGGGTGAACCTGAACGGCAACCCGATGGCTGCCTTGGACACTTCGTTTGCAATCGTGATGGCGCCGCCGCTCACCTCCTCAGTGGCAAACACCGCTCCGTCGCCGAGAACGGCAACGATTTCGCCTTCAAGGTGGTCTAGCCCCGTGAAGGTGTCTGTGGGGTCGCCGTCATAGATGATTCCGCAATCGACAAAGAAGGCGTCCGCCTGTTCGTCAAACGTGCGCGGCTGCATCCGCTCGATATAGCGCGCCGTCGAACCATTGACAGTCCGAAGGACGGAAATCCATACTTCGTCCTCGGTATCTCCGGGGATGGTCGCCACGCTCTCGACCGCGCCGGTGGCTTCTGCGTAAAGGATGTTCACGGTCGGAGCGCCGGGATAGAAGATGGGGTCCGGCACGGCTTCCGCCCGCCAGATGGTCTGGTTGGTGACGGGGGCCACGTCCCTATCCGTCTGGCTGATAACTACCAAGTCGTCGGTGAGTTCCGTCCAGGTGTCGGTGTTGCTCTCGCGCACCGCCACGAGGGTCAGGTCGTTCTTCAAGAAGATGTCTTGCAGACCGAACCCCAGGTCGGCGCTGGCCACCAACGCGCCGGTTTCGGCGTTGATTTTCCAAACGCAGGCATAGCCACCGCCGTAAACGACGCGGTTCCCGACGGCGTAAACGTAGCCATCCTTATAGACCACGCCCAGGCAAGTATTCGTGCCGTTCCCCGGCACGGGGTCAAAGTTCCACGCCTTGTTTAGTTGGTACGTGTCTCCCAGATGAAACGCCATGACAGCGCCGCGAACCTCGTCCGTTGCTCGGTTGACTCCACACGTGAACCACTTGCCAATTGATTCCACAACGCAGATGCGATAGTTCCCCCCGCCGCCGCGATTGGTCAATGAAGTCGCGTCGTAATAGTTCGAGACGCGCGTTCCGTCCGCCGAGGCCAGGATGATGGGGAAAAAGATGCTCGCCGGATAGTGAATCCAGTTCGGCACGATAACGTCACCGTTGCTTAACACGCCAATGTCGTAGGGTGGAGCGGTATAGCCTGCGCTCACCTGCCGCCACACCAGGTCGCCGGTATCCGCCGTCAACTTCGTAACTGCGATGTAGGAGCCGTGTTGACTCACAACGTAAACGTATTCCCCGTCGTGTGTGGGTCGGACTGAATACACATAATATGATGAACTCGTCCCCCAGTTCGTGTAAGCGGGCCAGTCGGTGACAACCTCAAGTTGCGGGTTTAGTTTGACCGGGGTGCCGGCACCGGCTGCTTTCTGCCCGGTATAGAAGTTGCCGTTGATGTCCTGGTGAACGTGGTAAGTAAAACTATAAGGTGGACTGCGCGTCCGAAGAATCTGTTGATACGCTTGGTCATAAAGCATGACTCCGAGGCTGCCGCCGGAACCAGTGACGATATTGCCCCAAGCGTCCACCGCCGAAATCACCGTGAGGTCCACGTCGGTAGATTCGGTTTGCGTCAACCCGACCAGATGCCGCGCCCAGGCCACGACGTTCTGCTCGCGCTCGTAGGTCATCGAGAGCAACGTTCCGTCGGCCCGGACACACCAGAGAATCGAGTCGGGGCTTTTCTGGTGGGCGAGGCTGACGATGCCGCTTTCGGTGATGTGCTCGGCCAGGGCCGTAAGATCCGGGGCCACATACTTCTGCTGGTCGGCGCTGAACGTGAACTCGCGGACTTTCCGCCCGACATAATCCACGAACAGGACAGCCGTATTGACCCGGACGGCCTGCAAGTCCTTCCCGCCGTAGGTGGACTGTATCTTCGCGCCGAAGTTCGTGGGCGTGAGCGGCGAGTCAAGTTTGTCAGACGACACGCGCCACTCGTCGCCGGACGTGCCGATAGCCAGGGTTTCCAGGGCTTCTATCCAGCGAATCCGGTTCGTCGCGGCCAGCGTCACGGAAAACGAGTCCGCGTCGTTCACCCCGGCCTCAAAATCCTCGTAATCGTCCGTGGCACTCAGCCAAAGGGTTTGGGGTTCGTAGTCGGTCCCGCCGTAGATGATGCGGCTCTCGAAGAACGTGATAGCCGTGGGATACCCGCGAACGCGCGACCAAGCGCCCTCCGCCCACCGCGTCGTGGAATTCGTGGATGCCAGGGCCGACAGGACCGTGATGTTCGCTACTGTCGGAGAGGCAATGCCGTCAATGCGGACAATGCCATCCTGCGTGGACAAATCAACAGACAAGTCGGCTGTGGCGGTCGTGTGACTCGTCCAGGCGGTCACGTCGATTCGATACAGAATATCGTCCTCGGTTTCGGTGCCCGCAAACGAGACATTCTTATCATCTACGCCAATCCAGGTCCGGTATGCGTCCCACGTAGTCCCTCCGTCCGCGCTGCGTTTCAACACCACCGTCGCTGTCCAGGTGCCGTGGGTCGTGAAAGTAAACGTGCCCTTGACGGCCAACTCGTCGCTCTCGTCAATCGCAGTGATGCCCAATGTGACGACCGTGTTGGCGCGCGGCTGAACAAGTTTCCACAGCGCCCCTATGTGCTCGTTCTCGAACGTGGCGGCGGAAGCCGTCAATGTTCCAGTGGCGGCTTTCGTCGTCACGCTCGATGTCATCGTCACGTCATCTTCCTCGGCGATGTCGTTTCGGGTGAGGAACGGCCCGTTCTCAAACACAATCTCATCCAGCGAGAACGAGGTCACAGTCGTGCGCGTCAGTTTCTGCGGCGCGTAGTTCGGGTGAACCAGCCACATCGTGTCGGCAATCTGCCGGTATTGCAGTTGCGGCAAATCGGCAACCAGATAGGGCGAAGCGGTCTCGACATGAACGCCGCCAACATCCAGCAGCGGCGCACCGTCGTGATAGAACCGAATGTAGAGGTCGCCGAATTCGCACATGTAGGCGATTTCGGAGGAGTAAATGAAGGGGACGAGGCGGACGCCTTGCGGGCTGTTTTTCGCCGTGGCGATATACTTCGTGCCGGGCCGCCGTGCCGCGTCGCCGTAAATCAAGGGCAGCATGTTCTCCAGCGTGCGGCAACTGGACGCATATTTCTCCACGTCACCCCGCGCGTCGATGTGCCGAGTGACTTCCCCGTTATTGAAACTCGTTACCGCCACATTGGGCATAATCAAACCCTAGCGTCGAGCCAAGTATTCCGGTCGTCGCGGCCAACCGTGTTGATTTCCTGCAAGTTGACCACGCGGGCCTTAGACATCACGCCCGCCAGTTCGTCTTGAATCTCCCGCCTGAGCACCTTGTCTTGCGCCAGCGGCATCACCATCGCCATCGCCAACTTGAGGACCAGCACCTCGACAAACAGGGGGTCGAACTCGGTGGGGTTCGCCACCTTCCTGATGTAAACCAGGTCAACCGCCGAATCATCCGTGAGCAAACGCTGGCCTTCCACGGCATACGACGCCGTTGTGTTGTAGAGAGTGCCCACGCGCAGAAAGTCGGCGGGCAGAATGAACTGGTGGCCCCACTGAAAATCCGGCGTGTCGGTATCTTCGGACAACTCGGCCCGCGCCGTCGCGAACCGCCAAAGGTGAGAGCGAAGAAGGGCGTCCCGCGTGTGCTCGTAATGCGTGCGTCCCTGGATGGCTTCCAGGGATGTGCCGGCCGCCAGGTCGCTGATGCGCTTCGCCCCTATCCGCGCCAGGGCGAGGTTGACGATAAGGGTTTCGCTGTATGCCATCGCTCACCCCAAAAATGTGGAAAGGGCGAGAGCGGAGAAGGGAACCCCCGCCCTTTCCAGACACATCTGCAACTCAAGCCTTACGGTCCCGCCACCACCGCGCCATCTGTGCTGAGCGGAACCCAGTAGCAATACAACGTCAGGGTTCCAGCGGCTATGTCGTCAACATCCCTGAATAGGGTGATGTCGGCGCCGCCACCGAGAACAATCCATTCGGTGGCGGTCATTACCTGAGCATCGTCCTCCGGGTTGTTGTCCACCCATACGTCCGTCGCGGCGAAATCCCCATTGTCAACCACCGTAGACGCGATAATCGCATCGGGATCCTCAGTTGTTCCGAGCGTGAAGGCGGTCGTGCCGGACGAGGACGTAATCCCCGTACTGCCTACCACACCGACAATCCGAACCAGCACGTCGCCGGTGACGGTAAACCAGACAGCATCGTCGTAGCCGGTCAGGTCGGCATTGGCTTTGAGCACTACCTGCGGCGGCTTGATGGCTACCGCAAACGTGGCTGCATCCAGGGCGTTGTCGGCGATGCCTGCTGCGGCAATGGCACCAGCCGCAAAGGTGGCAGCGTCAATCGCCGCATCCGCGATTTCCGTAGCACCAATAGCATCGTTGGCGATTTCCGCGTTCGTGATAGCATCAGCCGCTATTTTGGCGGCGGTAATCGCATCGGCGGCAAGCACAACACCGTCAGTTCCCGTGTCCGCCAGAATCGCATCCAGGTCAACGTTGAGCGCTTCCAGCGACATGGTGGCATTGCTGAAATCGGCAATCGTCGCCACGCCCGTATTGTCCATCGTGAGAATCTTCGCAATGAGCGAATCGTCCTCGACGTTGATGGGATAAGCGCCCGTACCGGCAGCCGCCCCAAACCAAGCAGGGGCCTGGTCGGCGTCCTCGTTGGCACCTTCGTCGGTCTCCACGTTCCCGGTTTGCTGCATATAGCCCGGGTCAATGATGGTCCCGGGCGTGTCCGAGGAAGCGTAGTTGTTGACGAGCGTGCCGGTGGCATTGCCGGAGAACGTAATCGCCGCAATGCCGGTGCTGAGGTTGGTCACTTCGTTGTCGGCAATGTAGCATTGGGTGCAGGCTTTGTTGCTGTAAAGCCCGCCCTCGGCATAAATGCCCCAAACGCGGTTGCCGATGACAACCAGGTTGTCCACAATGCCCGTGGACGCATCGAGCCACGTATTGGCGCCCGCCGTCACTTCGGTAGCGACGTTGTTGCTGATAATCATGTCGTCGGCAGCCGTGGCGAGTTGAATGGCGTCGATGAACTCGTCGTCGGTTTCGGACTCGCCGCTTAGAAACTCACAACTGTCGATGATGGAACCGTCGGCGTCCGCCTCAACCTCGATGGCGTGAACCACCGCGGTCAAACCGGGCTGAAACGTCAGGTTGTAAATCTTGACGTTCGCCGCACCGATGACCAGTTCGGCGTCCGCGGTATCGTAATCGAAGCGCGGACGGTTGGTGCCGGTTCCCAAACCGATGACGGTAATCCCGATAACGTCGAGGTTCGCCGAGTCGGTCGAGTTCCAGTTCTCGTTGTGGCCTTGAGCCACGTAAATCACGTCGCCGTTGTTGTCGGTACATAAATCAACGGCTTCGTCGAGGGTGTCTTTGGCGCCAATCCAACTGGTCCCTGCACCCTCACTCGCCACGTTCGAGTCCACATAGAACACGTTGCCAGTGCCGATGTTGTCCACGCTCCCGCCGACCTTGCTGTGCAGCAAGTCGAGGGACGCTTTCACGTTGTCGTCCTGCGCGGTGCCGCTGGAGGGGCCGGTGTAGTTGCCAAGCCGTTCCTCGGCCTGAGCAATCGGCACGGCCTCAACCCGGCCGACGAAGGCCAGGACCAGCAACAGTCCAATCAGTGCTTTCGTCTTTTTCCAACTCATCTCCAACTCCTTCCCGTTTGGGAGGGGCCGGGGGAACCTTGCGGTCCCCCTTGCCCTCCGTTTTCTTGGCCCAACTACTCAAGGATCAGGTCCACGAGGCCCGGCTCACCGTCCGTTGCAATCTCCATGCAGACACCCCACGGCTGCCGCAAGACTTCGGCAGTTGTGAGTTCGTGATGACCGGCATCACCGGCAGTCCCCAACGTCACCGGGCAAGAGATCATGCACCCGATGTCATAGGTTTCCGACCCATCCACCAGCAGCGGGGCAGGTCCCTTGGTCTGCGACCAGTAGAACTCGTTGGCGGCTACCGGACACAGCGCAACGCCGTTCGCCGGAGCCGTAGCATCGTAGGCGGCGAATACGAGGCTGCCGTAAAACTTGCTGCACGTCAAAGTGACTTCACCCGTTGCCAACATCGTGTTCCGCCAGGGCGTCGCCAACTTCAGGTCGATGTGCGTCTCGTCAACCATCTTCGACGCCAGGATGTAGTAGATGTCCCCCAGAACGGCCGGAGACACCTTGTTGCAGTTCAACCACCCGCCGGAGAAGGCGTTCTCGGCATAGCCGGTCGCCGTCCCTGCAATCGCGCCGGTAGTGACCAGCACCGTGATGTCTTTGTCGCCCACAGTCCGCGGGTATCCGTCCTGCACAATCGCGGTGTAGTAGGTGGTGGCGGTAACGCCACTCTGGTTCATACGCGCCTGCACCAGGGGGGACCCGCCCGCCTTGGCGTAACGAAACACGCGACCCTGCGTTGGAAACTCCAACTTCGTGCCGAGCATCCAGTTCTGGGTCGTGCTGTCCTCGTAGATGCTCTGATAGGGTTCCGTAATTTCCCCATTCAGAATACCTGCCTGAAACGCTGGCTTCTGTAGAATAGCCATCTTCCACATCCTTTCTGCGGGATTACCCCGCTAGATTCGTGCCCGATTTCGGAGGCGTCAGGCACTTTCGCCCGTTCCTACTGACACTCAACCTTGAGAACCTTGTCCTCGTCGTGCCTCATGGCGCCCAGATTCATATGGACGTAAATCTGTTGTGAGTAAGACAGGTCATCGCGTATGGACATCTCAACCGTGATGTCGTCCTGCACACCGAGAATGATTCCATCGCCCGCCCAGGCCCAGCACTCATACACGTCGTCGCTGCCGTCCACGTCGTTGGTGGTGCCCTTGACGATTTTGTTGCTCACGATCCAGTTGAGTCCGTGCCAATTCCAGATGATCTCGCCTGTCGCCAACGGCTTGGTCGTGTTGTAGTCGCCGCTGCTGTATTCTTGCTGACCGAGCAGGCTGGTCTTCTGACGCGGTGAGATGGCGCACCACAGCGGAGTGCCCTCGTCCACCTCGTTTTTGGTGAAATACTCTCTTATCAACTGGACCTTTTCCGCCGTCATGCCCACCTGGGACGCATCGCAATTGCCTTCGGAGCAATCGAAGGGAATGGTTCGCCCACCGGACGACTCCGTGTACTTGGTGTTGCCGCTCTGGGCCGCCCAGGTGATCGTGCTTCCGAGACGCCTGCCAGACGTGACCGTTGCATCAAAGGATGCAAGGATGATGTCGTCCTTCTTCCGATTGACGGCCCGCCGAAGCGCGGTGGCAAAGTCCGACATCGGGTCGAGGAGCGTCTGGAGGTCGTCGTCTTTGTCCCACAGGACCGCGTTGTGATACGGCGTGGTCTGAACCCAACGCCTTTGGGTCGTCGGGTCAACCGTGGGGGTGTCCACGTTGCGGCCCGTTTTCTCGACGAGCGACAAGTCGCCCATCATGTCGAACCCTTTGGCCGCAGCGCTTAGGACGGGTTCGACCCGCACAGCCTTGGCAAACCGGGAGTCCCTCTGCTGACAGACGTGGTAAAGCGTGCCTTTGACTTGATCAACAAACCACGTGGGGATGCCCCCACTCAGTGTAATAGCCATCACCGGCTCCTTTCCGTGTTGCGCGATTCAACTTATCCGCTTCGGAAAGGTTGTCCGGTTAGGGGGCTTCCCTCTCATGCGCTGAGTGGGCGGGCGGGCTACCGCCATCTTTGGGAACCGAACGGGTTACGTTCGGGTTATCCCACTTCTATCCGGTTGCGGGGGGTCTTACGATTGTCCCCCTGATGCTGCTGCTTTTTTCTTATGCAGTTCCGTCACAAGCGCCACCTGCGACTTGTGCTGCGGGTGCTTGCGGTCGTTGTACGCTTCCGATGCCATCGCTTCCTGAATCTTCGTATCCAACTGCCCGGCCGTTTCCCTTGCAGACTGGGACTGGTGGACAATCTTGTGCTCGTCGAACTGCGCGCCTATGGCAGACGCGAACCGGATAAAGTCCGGGTCGTTGCCGAATCGCCCCACGACGCGGGCCTTCAGTTCCGCGTTACCATCCACCCCCATTTCGATTGCCACGTTGCCCAAGTGCACGTTCCGGTCGTAGTTGACACCCCAATCCTTGCGAAGCGCGTCGCCCGTTTCCTTCACGCGCATCGTTTCGGCATCCTCACCGGCCTTTCTTCCCGCCAGTGCCCGCGTCGCGTCGAACGCCAGAAGCGCGTCGGCCTGTTTCTGATTCAGGCCGATTTTGTGAAAAAGCGTCTTGGCCTCGGTCACAATCGCTTCGTCGAAAAGTTCTTCCGGCAAATCCTCCGGCCGTTGCAGGTTGTATCCCTCTGGCGCACCGGGCCTGCCCCCCGCCGTGTAGAACGCATCCCATTCCTCGTCCGTGGCCTTTTCGCCCGGCACGACCACCCTGTTCGCCCCGAACGTCTTCTGGGCGGATACATAAGACTTCGCCATGTCTCCGAGGGTTTTGATCCTGTCGAGGCACGCTTCGCCCCTGATACCCTCATCGAGACTGTCCCGCCATCCTTCCTGAAAGTTTCCTTCCGCATCCACGACCCCAATGCCTGCGCCTTCTCCGCCTCCTTCGCCTTCTCCTGGTTCAGCCATCTTTAGGCTCCTCCTTCGTTAGGGTTCACTTTCAGCATGTTCCGTATTCCCAGCAATACCGAACGCCTGCCTTCGTTGAAGGCGGTTTTATCGGGACTGCCCTCCACGTATGTCTTGCGGTCCTCGAAACAGTGGTTTGCCAGGTGTTTCAAGACCCGTTCACCTTGCGGGCCGTGAAAGGCGGTCCGGTAATCCGCCGCGATTTTCTTCTGCTCGTCCGGCGTCATCTTTTTCTTTTCCTCCGCTTCGGCTTCCAACCCCTTTTGCGCATCGCCCCATAGATATACCTTCTGGCCCTCTTGCTAGTCGTCGAGCCGAACCTCTTTTTGGCTCTCGCCTTCAGCGCCCTTTTCATCTTCTTGGGCACGGTGCTATTCCTTCAGCGCCGCCATAACCTCGGCGGCGGGGCTACCCTCCTCCGGCGCCTTGCTCGTCTGCCCCGCTGCCTGAGCCGCCGCCGCGCCCAACTCCAACGCTTGCTGGGCTGCCATCTGTTGCTGCCGAGCCTCGCGCTTCGCGGCAACGGATTCGTCAGTGGCGATGTGCCTTGTCTTGACCCCCTGCGACCTGGCTACGTCGCGCAAGCCGTCATCAAATTCCAGTATGTCAATGGCCCCAGGATAGAAGGCGGCCACCTCGGAGAGGACGGAGGCGAATTGCAGGAACCCCTTGGCTTGCTGGTCCCTGAGCGCAAGGGCCAGTTCGCCCTTGTATTCGATGGTCAACTCCTGACCTGCCAGTTCGGGCGGTGGAGGTGGCAACTTTCCGTTCCGAATCTCCAGAAGCAACGACCGCGTAATCGTCGGGTCGAGAAGTTCGGCCTGCATCCGAGCCATCGGTGACGCAAGCCTGCGCAGCCCCTCTTTTATCCTCTCGCGGATTTCGACGGTGGTGCGCCGATCGCCCGTCAAATTCATCAACTGGGCGAAAATGTCTCGGAAAAACGCCTTGTGGATAATCCCCTGCAAAAACTCCATCACCTTCTCGTTGATTGGGAAGTTGCCGAGCAACCCACCCTCTACGGCTTTGATGCTGCCCATTTCCTGGACGAAGTTGGTTGCGCCCGGCGTCATGTCCACGATGCCCTCAAATGTATCCAGTACCTCTCTGGGCGGATTGTTGTGCCGGTTGCCGCACTCGACAAAATCCCTCCATACCTGCTGGATGGTTCTGACCACGGGAAGAATTTCCGTTCCTATGCCGCGACCGTATTTCTCGCTCGAACTTTTCGACCAGCGTGCCACGGCAAAGGGGAACTCCCTGAACCCCCCTTCCTCCACAATCAACTTGTCTTTGACATCGACAAACACCGACCTGAAAGGCATATTGCGGCTATCCGCAAAGCGCGGGTTCCCGTCCTCTCGCGGCCCGACGTAATGGATGAACTCAAACGGCTCGTTCTGCGTTTCGGGTTTTTCCAACGCCTTCCTGAGTAGGTCGCCAAGGTTGTCCACGCCAAACTTCTGCGCAGATTGCCGGGCCGTCAAAATGAACGACAATATCATGTTGTCAACCCGGCCTTCGGCGTTCTCCAAAATCTGATACATGGCGATGTCGAAGTCTTTATAGTTCAACCCGCCTTCTTGGCGCTCCTCTTCTTTGGGCCTGACAAACCCCCACTCCGTAAAGAGATTGCACGTCCCGAAAACGTGAAGCGACCGCAGCGATTCGTTGAACTGAAGCATGAAGTTGGAGCCAAGCATGTCTTCGTGCAACACTTCCGTCGCAAAGGACAAATAGCGAGAAACGGTCTCGACGTTCATCAAGTCCTGGTCCTGCACGCCCAAACCGAAAAACTCTCGTCCAGCCGCGATAATCGCAGACGACATATCGGATGCCATGTCCTTAGAGTCGAACCTGGCCGTGGTGTCGTAAATCTCCGCCGTCCGGCTTGTCCCCGGCTCGGAGGTCGAGGTAATCTGGTTCTCGCGCGGGAAAACCAGGTCCGCCGTCTCCTGCCACATCGAGCGGAAAGTCGCCTGGTCGGTTCGTTCCCGGTCACGAAGGCCGATGATTTCTTCAGCAGTATCGAACATGCTATCCGCCTAACAGTGTTTTTCCGCCCGTCGGCATCGGCTCCAAGGCGCCCGTGATAATGGTCTTGCGGAACCCCGCCCGTCGCCGGGCTGCCCTGGCCGCCCAGTCCTCCGTCTCAGGCCCGGCCTCCGGTATTACCGGCGGTGGCGGAACCGGCGGCGGCTTCACGCTTTTCGGTTTCGAGAATAGTCCGGCCACGTCGCACCTCCTCTACGCAAGAGCAAAGTCGTTCCGGGCCTTCGTCTGCCGGTTCCTGGTCGCACCGACGCGGGCAATCTTCGACCCGCTGGCGGCCAGCACGAAATAGTTGAAGGCGTGCCGGTAATGGTCGCCGCCGCTACCAATCGTCCGGTATCGGTAAATCGCCGTTCCCGACCGCTTGTTCGTCTCCAGCACCTTTGCGGCGTTGCACAGTTGCCGGGCGAACTCATCTATCTCCGGGCAGGTCCGCGGCAACTCCACGCGCTTCTCCGAAACAATCCGGTGCGTCGTGTCGCAAATCTCCGTCCGGTTGACCCGGACAATCCCAGTCTCCTGGTTGTAGTCCGCGCCAAACGCCCGGTTCTCGCCATACTCGCACAGATAAATGCGGTAGGGTTCGGCATCCTGGAAACTACGGGCCGCGTCCTCGTAAGGCCGAAGGTCGATGACAGCGCTTTTGACGCCGAACCGCTGGGCTAGGTCGTGAATGTCTTCCCACTTCGAGAGCGTCGCCACCTTGAGAATGTCGTATCGTTCGCGCCCCGTCCGCGTCCCGATGACCACGTGCTTGATTTTGCCGACATCCACGCCCATCGCGCACGGGCCGGGGTGACGGGTCAACATCAAATCCGACCCGCAACATTCCTTCACGACGCCGACCGACAACTTGTCCTCGGCCGCGACGTAGGGCAGCCCCAGCCGCAGACGGTAAACATCGCCCAGGTTCCCTTGCGGCGGGTCGTTGAACTCGGCCAGAATCTCCGCCGGGTCGTTGAACGTGCTCGACAACTGCGACCAGCGATACCCCTGCATGAACGCCGTGTTCTCCCTCACCGCCGGAACCCACTCGGTTTTCTCTATCCCCACGGGCTTCCCGCACTTCTCGCACGCGATATACCCCGTGCCGTCCGGCCGTTCCTTCACGCAGCCGGGGAAACTCGCCTCCGCGCACGTCCACCCCCCGCAAGAGCAATACCGGAACAGGTGCCGCTGGTCGGAAGTCTGGAACACCTTGTCGATGCCGAAACCCGGCAAGGTCGGGTTGGCGATAAAAACCTCCTCTTTCACGTTCGAGTGACCCATCCGACCACGGGCCTTCGCTATCACGGTCTCATCCATGAGGTCCAACTCGTCGAACACCACGCGGTCAACCGGGATGCTCCGCAACTTCGGCGATTCCTTCTCCCCGTCACCGACGCCAATTTGCTGCGTCAACCGCGCCCCGCGAAGATACAGCCACGCATTGAAAATCTTCTTCAAGGAAGCCGTGTCCGTCCCCCGCTTCTGGGACTTCACAAACTGTCCTATCGCCTTCCGGTTGGCCTGAATCAGCGGGTTGAACCGGCTCTTGGAAAACTCCCCAACGTCGTCCGCCGTGGGCATGATGTAGAGAACGCCTTGCGGATACATGCCGTGAATCATTCCGTGCAAGGCTTTCAGAATTTCAAGTTCGGTGAACCCGCCCTGCGTGCCCTTCATGTAGCACGTCCGACGCGCTTGACTCTGCATCGGCTCCAACTGGTAGCCGTGACCCTCAAGCGTGAAAACCCCCGTTCCGAGCCGAATCTTGTTCAGATCCGCCCAATACGCAGGGTCAATCGCTGCCAGGTCTTTCGGCTCCAACTCAGTCATTCTGCCCTACTCCGCGTCTTCTTCGTCCCCAGCGACCTCGTTCACGTTCTCGCTGGCGTCCGACATTTTCTTCGTAAGCGAGGCCGTCATGTGCATAGCCGCCCCCATACACGCATGGACCGGCCCGCTCCACCGAAGCAACCACTCGTTTTCGGAACCATCCTTGGAAGGCCGACCCGCGCAAACCACGCCGTAATCGTGGCGGCGGAAAAGTTCGTCCACCAAGTCCTCCGTGCTCGCGAGTTCCAGCGAATCGTTCATCCACCGCTCCCCTTACGCCCCGACGAAAAAGGCCGTGCGAGGGTGTGGCCCCACACGGCCTTGAATCTCACGATTCCTCCGGGGATCAACCGGAGTCGTCGGGACTATTCAGTTTGTCCGCTCATCCTTCGGGTCCGCTTCAGACATCGGAACCTCCCATTGCCTGCAGGCCCTTCACCATGAGTTGACCCAGCGACGGTGATGCTTAGGCGAGGCACCTCGCGAGAGAGTAACCCCCCGCTCAAAGTGCGAACACACACAACGATAAGTGCAGTCCCAGCAACTCCACCCGGGGCAATCTATGATAGCCGCCGAGTCAAACGTCATTAGGCATGCCAGGCACCGCTCCTGCGTAAGGTCACGTCGCATCAGGGACTCCGCGGAAGCGTTCATAGCACCTTGCCTATCTCAATCCGGCCCTTCTATCGCGGTGAAATACTCGCAGATTGCTGTAGTCAGCCCGAGTAACTCGGCCGAGGGCCGCTCGCGGTTCTCAATGCGGCGGAAGATAATCTTCGCCACCCTGGCGGCGGCCTCCTCAAACCTCCACCTCAAGTCCGCCGTCGACAGCCCCTCGCCCGTTTCCTGCAGCAAACCCGCCCGCAACGCCTCGGTCGCCGTATGTCGCCCGTCACCAGAATCTTCGTCTTGCTCCGCCATCCGCTCACCCTCCAGTAGATTGCCTATCTTAACAGCGTCCCAAAACCAGTTACTCAAAGGGGGACATGATTATTACTTCGACCCCGCCCCCTTGGGGGGTTTCGACCTCATCCGACCCCCCCCTCTTCACAACACCCATTTGACCCACTTGCTCACCGTTGGCAGTCAACAGGGGCTTCCCGTCGCGGCACAACACCATCGCGCCTGGCGTTCCATAGAATCCAATCTCGACCTGTTCGCCGCTCGCCAACCTCACGCCTCCACCCCCTACCCGTGGTATGCCGCCCACGCCCAAAGGCTCGAACCGCATTGCTGGCCTCCTATGGCCGATAACAGCGCAACATTCTGCACATTATCGGACGTTGGCTATGCCTCAGCCTCGACGGGCTCCTGCTTTGAGTTGTGGTCCAGGGCGCGGAGGCAGACCGGGCAGGCCCGACACGTATCGGAACTGAACCGAGTCCCACACCCTGAGCAAACCTCCAACATCCTAGCACCCTCGACAGGCTCGGCCTCCTGTTCGCCTCCTGTCAGCGCATCCACCGCCCTAACAGGCTCGGAGGCTTGCGAGGTTGCCCCAGGTTCAACAATCGGGGCGTCGGCAGGCTCCTGGGGCGCTGAATCGCCCTGGTTATCGTCGCGCGGGTGGCGCAGTGGCTCTGGCGCCACAGGAGTCTGACTCCCTAAAACCTCGTCCGATACACTTTCTCGCTGGCTATCTATCGGAGTTCCCCCTTATGGCCCGGACGGCCCGGGACCCCCATCCGTCAGCAGCAGCCGCGACAGCCGCAACCCCTCCAACCGCTCTGCCTCCGAGTATTCACGCATCCGACCCACATCCACGGCCACAGACTCCACGTAAACCCCGCGAGTCCGGCCTATCAACTCCAGGTTGCGGGTTTCTACGGCCAAATCACCCTTCGCGTGTGCATCCGCCATGATCCGCTCATGCTCCGACACGATCCAGTCCAACGAAAAGGACGCCTGAGCCTCTGCAAGGTCTGCTCGATGCTCCTCATACTCTACTAAAGCCTTTACTATAGCCTTCCCCTTGCGCACTTGGTAGGCTCGTCGCCTGAGCCAGTCTTGCGGATGTCCGTCTCTGCTCTGAACATAACCCGCACCCAAGTAGGCTTTTAGGGCATTTCCATCTTGGACGAAACTTGCGAAATAGGCCCGTTGCTTCGGATTCATCAGCCGCCACGTCTTGTCGGTGACACCCCTGGGCTTTGCGGGCGCTTTGCGGGCTTCCCCTGTGTGGGCTACGCCCTGGGGCTTGTCGTTATCTGGCTTCATTCTCGTCCGGCCTCTCCAGCCATTTCATCGAAGGCCGCGGGCGTTACCGGATCGCCGGGCTGCCTCGTGGGAGCGGGGGTCAGTTCCTTGATTCGCTTGTTCGCGCGTTCCACGGCCGCGTCCACGGCCAGCGAAACACTCCCCACCAGCAGAGGCCAATCCTTCATGGCATCCGCCAGGAGCGCAGGCAGGTCCGTTCCTGTCTGGAACCGAGCAAGGGGCGTGGTTTCAATCTCCCACAGCGCACGGCCCCGCGAGTCCACACCGCAGAGCGAGGCCCGGATGCAGGCTGGCATGGGTATCTTCTCCGCAGGGGCCTTATCTTCAGGGGAGGGCAGGGGGCTACCTTCCGCGGTAGGCTGTTGCTTTTTCGCGTCCTGCGGATTGTGGATGTGGGCTTCCTGCTTCACGCGTGGTATTATAACATCATCGTCCGGGCGTGTCAAGTGTTTTGAGGCGGCGACTTGCTGCGCGGCGCGTGAAAGTTATGCACAATGGCCTTCTGGCGGCTTTCCCGTATCTGGTGGGCGACCGGCGGCAACCTACAACCGCTGGGGGCGAAAAAAGTTTTTTATTTTCTTCTTGCTTCTGGCCGTCGGCGCGGTATGGTGGAAGCGGACGAGAGGCGAACCCATGACCACACACACGGAAATAGGGGCCGCGCGGCGCTGGAGAGACCCGCCTTCGGGCTCGTCACTCGTCCACAGTGTCCGCGCGGCCCTCTCTCTTTGGAGGTGGGACGATGAGCGAGACCATTAAATGCTCGATGCAGTGTCTGGCGTGTAAGCGTGTGAACGCCTGGCCGATGGTGTGCATCACTAGGCGCCGTCGGCGGCGAACACAAAACTATGAACTTTGTGAGGAGTGCTACTCCGATGTCAAGGCCCGCTTGCTACCGTCGCCCACATGGGCAGATTTTGAGCGGGCGGTTCGAGAAGTTGCTGAAGACCGCGCGCTTGGATTAGCGGGCTATGCCAGCACCTAACAAGGGCAGGGGGGCAGGAGGTGGGATTATGAAAGAGCAAGCGAAGCACACAGCGACACCGTGGAAGGCGTGGGGCCTTGAAGTGGTGAGCGGCGTTGTGCAGACCGAGGATGAGGCACCCCACCCGGTGGCCTACTGCGACAGATCATGGCCTCACGAGATATGCAAAGCCAACGCCGCCTTTATCGTCCGCGCCTGCAACGCCCACCACGACTTGGTGGCGGCGCTGAAGGAATACCGAGAGGCCCTTGCACTTGCGGGCCGCGAAGGGGTGGAGATTCCCGACAAGGTGGCCGTGCCGCTTGTGCGCGCCGACTGTCGAGCCCGCGCCGCAATCGCCAAGGCGGAAGCCTAGCGGTCGCTCTCTTTCTCGGCCGCTTGCTTTTCCTTCGCCTCGGCCAGGGCTGCGGCCAGGGCTGCGGCCAGGGCTGCGGCGGTCATGCTTAACAGTGCCTGCGCTCCCGCTCCCGTTGGAGATAATCCACCCCAACCGAGTGGAAACAGGTCTAGGGCTTCTGCTACACGATACGCAAACGCATATCCTCCCTGCCGAATGTAGTCCAGCATTTCCCCGATGGTGGGGGCGGCAAACTCACCGTCTTCGGGGTCGGCCAGCATACAAACTTCCATTTCGCCGGTCTCGCTATCCGGCGACCAATACCAAGTGCTATTCTCTTGCGGATACCCGGCTGCCTTCAGCCTCTTGCACAGTTTGGGGCTCGGAATGTCAGGGTTCATGCACAGCGTCCGTCCCTTGCTCATCACCCGCCTCCTACTCGTTCGCCCGTTTCAACAGCACGTCCGCATGGCACGGCTCGTCCAGCGCGCACCAGCAGACCAAATCCTTGTCGCGCAGTTCGGGCAAGCGCCGTATCCATTCCGATAAGAGCGCTTGCAGCCAGAAGATACCGAACACAGACACGCCCGCCCGCTCCAAATCTTTCCACCGCCGCCACCAGACTAGTCGGTAGAGGTGGAGTGCCCTCGGTCCTCGGAACGGGTTACCCCAGAAACCGGGCCTCGCCACGCTGACCGTGTTCGGCGGCATGCGCCAGCCCTTCGTCCGCTTACGCTGAATGCGACGGGGTTTAGTCATCGGCCTTCCCCTCCTCGTTCGCCAGCGTAGCCGGGTCTGGCTTTCCATCGAGCACGTCGCCGATGCGCTCGACGATGCCGCGACAGTCGGGCACGACGTAGCCGATGGGTTCCTGGTCCGGCCCCCTCGCACACTCGGCGTTTATCCAGTCCACGACTACCGCCAGCGTGTCCCGCAGCCGCTTGGCCTCGGCCTTTAGTGTGCCGTGTTCGATTGTGAGTTTGTCATAAGCCCTGCGGTGCTCGTCTAACTGGCTGTCTGTGGCTTCGTGCCGAACCCACCAGCGCCATGTCTGCTTAGTTTCCGTCGTCATCGCCCTTCCCCTTTCTGGCGTCCTCTCCTACTTGCACAGGCCCAGCGCCTCCGCCGTTCGCGTCACGGGCCTGCCTCGCTTGTCCGGCAACACCTCCACGGTGATGCGGCAGCGGTAGAACTTGTCCGTTGGCCGGATGTATTCCCGGGGTCGCG